GATTCGATAAATTGATAAGAGCAAAAGCTAAAGATTTGGTCATAACGAAATTAAAAACTATTAAAAGATGACATCATACGAAGAAGCTTCATTATTAGTTTATAATCATATAGAATACGAAGTTTTAGTATCTGTAGCTCAGATTGAACTATTAATAGAAAATTTAGTATTGTCAGGAGTTTCAAATGATGAAATACTTTTAATCTTATCAAACGACTTAGTAAATAGAGGACGTATATTTGGTAGCTTCGTAAACGGAGTAACAGGAGCTACTAACTTAGGCATTACAAGTTCAGCGCAAATTGCTGAGATGTTAACATACATTAATGCAGGATATGATAGATTCAAGTGGGTAGCTGTATCTAAAAATCCCTGTCCTCAATGCGCTAGTCGAGCAGGTAGAATAGAAGCCAAAGATTCATGGGAAGCATTAGGTTTTCCAAGAAGTGGTTTCTCAGTTTGTGGAGCACATTGTAAATGTCATTTAGAACCATATGATTACGTAGGAAAGGACACGGTTATATTATAGTGAAGATAGACGAGCATCGTATTGAGGTAATAACACATTTGAAGTATATTAAAGAAAAAGTAGATGACAATCATAGGCATTTAAAAGAGCTCAATGGACGTGTAAGAAAGAATGAAGCTAGTATAAATTGGATTAAAGGTGTAGGTACAGTAGTTGGGTTTTTGTTTACGTCAGTGATTGCATATTTTATAAAGGAGTAACATGACTTTAGTGTGTCCAAATTGTTTTAGTACACAGTTAACGAAAGAAGGTTGGTCACGAAATAAACAGCGCTATAGGTGTAAGAAGTGTCAGATGAAGACAGTTAACCCTCTATCACCTCAAGAAGTTGAAATAATAGGCGAAAATGTCAAACTAGCTAAACAAAAGCAGTCGTACCAAGACATTAACCGTATCGAACGAAAGGCTTTTCGCGAATACTCTAGGCTAGAAAACGCAGTCTCAAAGTATACAAAAGAGCTTCACGCTGTTTTTGATAGTAACCAACTTTCTAAGTTAACAAAGAAACACAAAGTCAAAAACAAAGCAGATGGCGTAATACAGTTCAGCGATATACACTTTAACGAAAAAGTAGATTTAGAGCATAATAAGTATGATTTTAAAATTGCTTCAGCTAGATGTAGAACATTTGTGGAAAAAGCTATTAAGTACTTTAAAACAGCTGATATAACGAATGTACTTATAGCACAATCAGGCGATTTGCTTAATAGTGATAGAAGACTAGATGAACTATTAAATATGGCTACAAATAGAGCAAAAGCGACATTTCTTGCAGTAGATATATTTCAACAGGTCATATTGGATTTAAACAAGCATTTTAACGTTTCAGTTTGCTTTGTAACAGGAAACGAGTCAAGAGTAAAGCAAGAATGGGGTTGGAGTAAAGCTTTAGCTTCAGACAATTATGATTACACTATATTCCATACATTGAAATATATATTCAGGGATTCTAATATAAACTTTATTCAAGGAGACCCAACTGAAGTAGTAGTTGAAGTAGCAGGACAAAATTTATTAGTATTACATGGAAATGGCTCAATTAAAAAAGGTATAGATACAAGCATTAATCAAATTATGGGAAGATATAGCGCAAAAGGTATAAAAATAGATTATGTCATATTTGGCCACATACATAGCGCAAGAGTTGGAGATAATTTCTCAAGAAGTTCATCAATGGTAGGAGCAAATGACTACAGCGAAAAAGCATTGAACTTAGCAGGTAGAGCTTCTCAGAATTGTTACATCTTTTATGACAATGGTAATAGAGACGGAATAAAAATAGATTTACAGAATTATGGAAAAGGTTACAATATAGACGAGTCGCTTGAAGCATATAATGCTAAATCTAATTTAAAAACAAGACAACCTCAAACAATATTTAAGGTGGTAGTATAATGGATTGGTTTCAAATATTAGATAGATACGGAATAGCTGTTGCAGGTAGTATTGCTATGGCTTTTTATATATGGAAAAGTACAAAGTTTATTCAAGATGAACTAACAAGGGAATTAAGAGAATCTTTTTCAAGGCTTGAAGGAATAACAGTTCAACTGATTAACCAACAAAAGAAAATGCAATTAGAGCTAAAAGGAATTGAGAATTCATACAAGACATTAGTTGAAGTTATTGCAAAGCTCAGTGGAAATGGATTAAAAGATAAGTTTTTACGTATGCAAGAAAAGAACGAAAACAAAAAGTATTAGGAGGATATTATGAAGATGATGTATGAGTTAATAGTCAAATTAACAGGCTTAAAAAAGCTAATGAAAGACGTTTTAAAGGCAACTAAAGTATTAGAATTAAACCAACGACACGTAGCTAGAAAGATAAACAAGTTCAACAAGAATATGGAAGCATTTGAAATAGAGTTAGCTCAATTAAAGGAGAACTCACACCCTCCAATATTCAAGAAAAAGTGGTATGATGAAACTCAAGAAAAAATAGAAGTAATGTGGGCATTTTTCGAAAATATAGAGCAGATTCAAGAAGATGTTGAAAATAAAGTTGCAAATTAAGTTTTTTTGATGTATAATAACAAACGTGGAGAAAATAGATAATATGAAAGAGACTACAGATACCGTTGAACAGAACAACGAAACTAAACCTGCCGACAATCAGAATGTCGAAACAAATTCTGCCGTTGAAGGTAACGATAATCCTAACAATGTTCCTTATACAAGGTTCAATGATGTAACTAAGAAAAACAAAGAGTTACTCAGTAAAATTGCAAAAATGGAAGAAGAGCAAGAAGCTAGTAGAGTGAAAAAGCTTGAAGAACAGGGAGAGTTTAAAACACTCAATGCTGAACTTCAAGATAAACTGAAACAAGCTAGTACCAAACTTGACTACTATGAGCAATTAGAACAACAGGAACGTGAAGCGTTATTACAAGGCTTGTCAGATGATGACAAAGCTATCTATGGAGAATTAGATACTGTTAAACTAAGAAAGCACGTTGAAAATTCTTCTAGTACAAATAAAGTCAGAACTGATGCCTCTGCTCCTATTCGTGGGAACAAGCTAAACATTAAAAGTGATGATGAAATTTGGAACAAAATGGATAGCAAAGAACGTCAAAGCAATTGGTCAAACATTGTAAGACACTTCAAAAAAAAATAAACTTTTAAAATATAACGAAGGAGTACAACTAACATGGAATCATTATTCTTAATGGATATTGGGTATATTCTCGATATTGTAACATTAGTTGGTATTGGTGGAGCTATTACAACATTCCACACAGCCAACACATCAGCAGGTGACGCTACTGATACAGGTAACCTAGACGAAGTAATTCCTGAACTATGGGCTAGTTCAATATGGGGTTACTTTGAAAGAAAACTTGTATTGAAAAACTTATTTGATGATTTTTCGCCTTTAGTAAAAGGAAAAGGTGACATCATTAACTTGCCTGAACTTCCTGAATCTACAGGTTTAGCTGATAAAGGAACAGGCGCTTCAGTGGTATACGCTGATGAAGATTTAACAACAGAAGCGTTGACAATTAACAAGCATAAATACGTTGCAAAGATGTTTGAAGATATTGCAGTAATACAGTCAAATGAGCAATTATTTGCTAAATATGCTCAAGCTATGGGTTATCAATTAGCTAAGCAATTTGAAGCTGATATTATTACAACATTACAAGGTTATGGTACAACACAAAGTATCACAACTGATAACGTATTAACACTTGGCGAAATTGAAACAGCTATGAATACTTTAGACGCTAATGACGTACCAATTGATGAGTGCTTTTTATTAGTTAATTATAAAATATATAATGACTTATTAACTCAAGGTGTCGTTGAAGGTATTTCAGCTTCTCAATTTGCTACTGACGCTGTTAATCCTAATTATGGATTTAATATGCAAGGCGCAACTATAGGTGGACAAGTTCCAAGTATATTTGGTATGCCTGTAATTAAATGTAATTCAGTTAAAGTATCTACAAGCTCAGGAGACGAACAGGCTTTTGTTTGTCACCCTTCAGCTTTAGCTTTGGCTGTTCAGCAAGATGTTAGAGTTCAGTCTGAATACAGTGTTGACTTCTTATCTACAAAAGTAGTCGCTGATACTATTTATGGTTCAGTTGCAAGAAACAACACAGTAAGAGCGATTGAAATCATATCTTAATTAGTTATTGTTCAAAACGAGATAGGGGGATAAAACCCCCTTTTCTCACTTAAAAAAGGGAGTTGAAATGCAAATGATAGTATTAAAAAAAATTAAAGGTTGGAGTACTCAAACATTTACTACAGCTGAAGAAGCAAAGAAATTTTTAGCCAAAGAAAAAGGTTGGGAAGTATATACAGATAAACAAGGATTACTTTCGAAAGTTGAAAAGAAAGTTGAAAAGAAAGTTAAAGAAGTGAAAGAAACTAAGAAAAAATAAACCTACCACAGAACAACCTTGTTCACGGTAGTCATTAACCTTAAAGGAGGAAGTAAATAATGGCAAGTTCAAATCTACATAGCTTCACAGTTCAAGAAGCTTTAAATAAACAGACAGCAGGAGGTGGCTATGAATTAGTATCAAATGCTACTGTTAATTCCAATACATATTGCGCAATTACAATACTTACAGGTTCAGTTGATGACGGC